TCAATATAATAATAGTGGAGCAGAATATCCTACAAGATATTTCAAATATCAATATTGTTCAGGAGATACTGCAACATATAGATTTAAAACCAATTTTACAGGAAGTAATAGTGTGTATGGTAGTTTGTATTATTGGTCAATCCTATATGACTATTTCGTTGGTGCATTGGGTGGTAATGTAAGTGGTTTTACATCATCAATTCCATTCACAGGTAATACATATATTCCATATTCAATTTGGGAAACAACAAAAGACGATTATAACTTGAGTGGTACGACATATATATCTGACCCACAAGTTAACTATTTCTTACTTGCTGCAGAAGAAGCACCTGAAGGAAGCATATATAATCAAAGGAATCCTGTCTTTTTATTAAGTGCGAATCAAACTAAAGCAACACTTAATGTCTTTACAGGATGTACGGACTTTAATACACAAGCAGCATCAATTGGTGCAAGTGTTCTTGGTTCGTCATCATCATCACCATATACAACAGGTATAACCATAAACGTAACTGATACTGGTTGGATTAAATATTCAACTGCAACAGGAACATTCTATCAATATATAAGTACATTAGGAAATTATGATATTCCTGCTTGTGCTTCGTGTACATCAATAATGGTAGGTATCCCATACGCAGACCTTGCATCATTTACCATCGTAGATTGTGGTTCTGCGTGTCCTTAAACTATTTATAATATATGAGAGGTTCTTTAATCGTTACATATGATGAATTTAATAAATCTATTGGTGGTGCTTCTTTTGAGGTGACTGTTAATAGTGTAGGGAGAAATAGACATTTTACAGATATAACAAATTTATATACAACAAGATTAAATCTTAATGATGTTTTTAATGTACTTTTATTATTTGGTGTGACTGGTTTAAAAACTATGGATATATCTGTAATAAGAAGAGATTATACTACGGATGATGTTAGTGGAAACAATGGAGTTGTAGATACTTTAATAACAGGTTTTACAGCAACAACACTTGACCCAGGATATTATATAGGACCATTTACTGCAACAACAAGACCAGATGCATATGATTTTGAATATAGAGTAACTGCTGATGTAGTTTCAATTACACCAACACCAACACCTACTCCAACTCCTTCACCTACACCTACACCAACACCTACAAACGCACCAACTTCAACACCCACACCAACTCCAACTGCAACGCCTACACCTACACCGACGCCTACACCTACACCAGTACAAGCAGGAACTTTAGCAACAAATTTCCCACTTAGTTGTAATAATGTATTTGATGTAAATGTATTTGATAATGGTGACATTGGGGTAGCAGGAAACGCGGTTGCAAAAGGTGCTGTTATGTTTTCATCAGATGGAACTTTATTAGCTGCTGTTGATAGAGGAGTATATGTTTATGCACCTGTAACTCAAGTTGGATATAGTATTGATAAAGTTTCATCCACTCAATATCTTTTTGCTGATGGTACATCTTGGTCAGCTTTAGCACCAGGTTCTCCTCCTGTTATTTATATTTCTACAACATCGGTTGTTAATATTGATAACAATTTTAGATATGTTTCAGATACAGGTGTAACTACATCTACTGTTTATAAAGTTAGATATACATCATTGGGGATGATAATTGTTGGTAATTTAGGTTCAAGTTTCGGTAGTTATACAGGTGGAACAGGTTTAGATATTGCAATTGACTCAAGTAATAAAGTATTAATCGGTGGTGCAAATGGAATCCAAAGATTCAATTCAAATCAAACTAGAGACACAACATTTACAAATGTTAGTGTATATGTTGAATCTATAGCATTACAATCAACAGGTAAAATTATTGCGGTTGGAAATGGAACACTTAGAAGATTTAATACTGATGGTACTATAGATGGAACATTTAAAACTACAACATTATCATATGCAAATGTAAGAACGGCTGACATAGTAGTTGATGGTTCTGATAGAATTTATCTTGTAACTCCATCAGTAACAATAACAAATTCTGATGGAACATATACAATAAATGGTATAGTTAGATTAACCTCAGACGGAACTGTGGATAACACAATTAGTTTTGGTACTGGTTTTGCCAGAGGATTTAGTGTTACAAATGTTGGACCCGAAAAAATTGATTTTGATTTGAATGGGTATTTAATAGTTGGTGGTAGTTTTACAGCATATAATGGTACTTCAGTTAATAAATTAGTAAGAATATATACTTAAAATATGAGTAGAAAATATATAAAACAAATAATAAATCAAGATTTTGTTTACCCAAATAATGAGGTATCAGAATATGATATTGAATTAGTACAAGATTTTAATTCAAATGTTGTAAGTGGAACTGTTACTAATTTTTCGGCTACAACTGTAACCACAACTGGTATAACATTTTCTTTAAATTACACTTGGTCAAGAAATGGTGCAGAAGCTTGGGTTAGAAATTCATCAGTAAATGCAATATTATCCATTCATTGTATGGTGCCAGGTCAAACATATTACAAACCTTGGAGAATAATTGGCACACAAGCCAATAGTAATCTAAATCAAAATAGTTATAGTGGTAGTTATAATTTCACTATAACACCATCAAATTTTGGTTTAACATCTTTTACAAATGGTACTTACTATTTTGAATTTAGATTTATTGGTCACTTGGCAGTATATCCTATTTGTGCAAGTTTAAATCTTACCCCTGTTGTAGTACCAACGCCTACACCAACACCAACACCTTCACCAACTCCAACGAGTACTCCAACACCAACACCTGGCGGACCTACAGCTACACCAACTCCAACACCAACATCAACTCCTAGTGGATATTATGAATATAATTTCTGTGGTAGAGGTAATAGCGTTGCGGAATCTTGTAATGATGCCGTATTTAATTCAAGAACATTCTATTCTAATTGTTCTCCTAGTGTATTTGGTACGGGATGTTATGTATTTTCAGATAGCATCGGAACAAACTTAACAGGATATACGAATGTATTTATGAATGGTGCAAATTGGAATATAGATGATGTAATAGGTAGCGTCCAATATTATTCATTAACTCAATGTTAAAAATATATACATATATATGAAGATATACTTAGAAATAGACAAGAGTCACCAAAATCAAATTGTGATTAATAACGAAACAGAAAACTTTTTAAGAAGTAGAGAATTATTTGAAAATCACCAATTAGATTTTAGTTCAATCAACACACTAAAAGGAGATAAGAATATTTTAAGCAAAGCGTTCTTAGAAGAACTATCTCTACATATAACAGAATAATTATTATAAAAGATTATGGCGGGTAAGAAAATTTTTATTGAGTATGACATAGACAGTAGTGATTTAAAAATTGCTAATGGTGAAACTCTGTCACTTACTCAACAACTCCGTATTTTAAAGAAAGAACTTCAAAAGGGTGATTTAAAACCTGAACAATTTGATATTCTTCGTAAAAAGATTGGTGATACAGAAGACCAGATTGCCAAAACTACTGTTAAGTCTAAGGACTTTTTTGGTGTTTTATCAACTCTACCTGGTCCTGTTGGTCAATTTGGTAGTTCATTATTAGGTGTTGTAGATACTTTAAAGGTCTTTAGTTCATTCTCATTCAGGGATATTAAAAACTCTTTGAGTGATATATTGGATGATGTTAAAGAGATTGGTGGAAACTTCTTAGGATTTGGAGATGCTGCAGAAAAAACTACATCCAAAGTAGATGGATTTACAAATAGTTTAGGAGATACCGCAGCACAGGCAGGTGCGACAGGTGGTGCATTAAAAAATGCAACTGCAGGATTAGATGACTTTAATGTTAATTTAGCTAAGACCACACTCAATACAGGAGATTTAAATGATGCAATTAGTAACTTAACCAAACAAGGGTTTGATGTTCAAATTGACACCTTAAGAGATGCAAATGGTGCAATAACAGACCAAGTTGTTTCCTATACAGATTTAAATGGTGAAATTCAATTATTAACAACAAATCAGGTTCAAGCAGCGTCTGCTGGTCAGAAGATGATTATGACTACCGAAGGTTTAGTTGTTGCAGAAAAAGCAGCAACCTTTTGGACTAGTACTTTAGGTAAAACAATTCAAGGTGTTTTAATTGGTACAGGTATCGGTATTGCCATTGTTGTTATTGGTGAATTAATCTCAATGATTTACAAATGGGTAACTTCAACAGAAGAAGCCGATGCAGCAAACAAAGCCCTAAATGAAACAATTAAAGAACAGGATAGACTTTTAGCTGTCAACCTTAAAGCCGTAGATGTTGCAACCAAACAAGCAGTATCAAGAGCCAAGATTGCAGGTAAGAGTGAACAAGAGATATTCCAAATACAAAAGAAGGGTGGTGAAGAAAGATTAAAAGAATTAAGAGACAATGATGCCAAGATTTTAAAACAAATTGATGAGGTTTCTAAAAATACTATTCTTAAACAAGAGGATAAAAATAAAACTTTAGATGAATTACAAGCTAAGTCATTAAAATCTAACCAAGATATTATTGACCAAATCAACGCTAATGAACAAGCTAGATTAGATTTTGAGGTAACCCAAGCGGACAAAAGAAGAGCCAATCAAAAAGCCAATGATGATAAAGCAATTGCGGCAAACAAACAAAAGAACGATAAAATTGCTGCAGATAATAAAATTGCAGATGAACAACTTATTGCGTTACAACAAGAGAATGCTGTATTAGCTTTAAAAAATGAAAGAGATAGACAAGACAAAGAATTAGCTAATCAAAAAACCAATGAAGAAAACAAGATTAAGGCTTTAGAGATTAGTGAGGAAAAAAAGAACAAATTATTAGAACAAGTTAGACTCAAATTTGACGCAAAACAAAACGATATTAATCTTAAAAGACAAGAAGAAGATTTAAAATTATTAAGGGATTTTGTTCGTAAGGTTGAGGATATTGAGATAGCCGCAATTGAGGATAAGAATAAAAGAGAGGATGAACAAAGACAAAAAAATCTACAAAGAGATTTAGAGGATTTAGAAGAAGATAAAGAATTTATAAAATTATCTGAAACTGCTAAGGAGGAAGTTAGAAAAAATATACGTCAGAAATACGCGAATGAAGATAAAGAAATTCAGAAGGGTAGGGATAAACAAGAACAAGATGATAGACTTAAGAAACTTGATGATGAATTAAGATTTTTACAAATACGTCAAGAAGCCATCAGAGCAGGAACCAAAGCGTTCTTTGATGGTCAAAGAGATATTTTAGCGGCGGCAGAAGCAAGAGAAATTGCCGCAGCTGAAGGTAAGGAAAGAGAAATTACTGCAATCAAGGAGAAGTATGTTAAATTAAGAAAGGACCTTGATAATCAGGAAAAGATGGCCACACTTGCGGCAATTGGTGAAACAATTGGTGCATTTGGAAGTTTGACCGCAGCCATCGCATCATCTTATGATGAGGAAGCTAAGACAAGTAAAGCAGCATTTGAAAAGAGAAAGAAACTTCAAATTGCAACTGCAACAATGTCTGCAGCTTCAGGTATAATTCAAATACTTGCACAACCTTCAACTTTACCATCACCATTTGATTGGATTGTTAAAGGTGTTAATGCGGCAGCACTTGCAATAGCAACTGCAGTTCAAATCAAGAATATCAAGAACACACAATTTGAAGGAGGCGGTGGTGGAGAAAGACAGGCTGGTACTGTAAGAGGTATGGCTAATGGTGGTATTGTTAGAGGACCAGGTGGACCTAAATCCGATAGTGTTCCAACAAACCTATCAAATGGTGAAGCTGTAATGACAAGTGGTGCAGTAACAATGTTTGCACCATTATTATCTATGATGAACCAAATGGGTGGTGGAACTTCATTTAGTTCCGATATTAGTGTAGCTTCATCAGATAATCCAAATAGAACAAATCCAGCAATGCAATCACAATCTGTAATAATGAAGACCTATGTTGTTGAAAGTGAATTAACATCATCACAACAAAAACAGGCACGTCTTAAAGAATTAAGTACATTATAATATGGCAAAAGGTAAATCACAATCAAGTCATAAAATCTCCTTTGGTAAACGTAAGTCACAACCAAATGGTAAAAAGTCATATGGTCCTAAATCACAGAAACCAAAGAAGTACCGTGGCCAAGGTAGATAATCAAAACCAAAATATTTATATTTTAATATATGAAGAAAGATAAAACATACGAACTAAGGATTGAAGAAGATGATGAAATATCAGGCATCGATAGTATATCCTTGGTTTCTGAACCAGCAATTGAAATAAATTGGGTTGCATTCAATAAGGTTAAACCTGAAGAGTTTCATATTCCTGATGGTGAGGATGACAAGTACATTCAAAAACTAATATCCACAGCACAAAACGAACAGGAATTATTTGATGAAGGTTGGGTTGTGGATAGTGTTGAGATATTAGATGGCACTAATAAATTTATTTCAACTAATCCAAATGGTCCATCTATAGAAGATGAACAAGAATATAATGTTAGATACAAGTATATTCTCAATCCAAGAATTACAGGACAAGGACCTGTTATCAAAACAACAAGAGATTTTTGTAAAACTCTAATCAATCGTAATTACGTTTGGAGAGTAGAAGATATGGATGTAACAACTAATGATTTTGGCCAATCAGCAATGGTTTGGAGAGGTGGTTATAATTGTCGTCACGTGTGGTCTCGTATCAAATATAAAAAAGATGCAACAATTACAAACAAAGCATCAGTCAATAAGGGTAAGGTAGAAGTTGGTGGTTTTCCAAATGACTTAATTCCTGACCCAAGAGTATTAGGTTATTCTGAACCAGATACAGTTACAAATAAGACTTTAGGTAATCCATCACCAAGTACAATTAAGAACTTGGGATTATCAAAAGAAAAAATGGAAATTATTCCACCAAATGTAAACGTATATGGTTACCATACGAGGTTCTTCCAAATATGTCCTGGTGCACAAGCTACCTTTGAACATCTAATATCTATGGATAATGATGATGATACCAAAGGAATGATTAGAAGTGCTGCACAGGTTGCTGATAATGTGTTTAGAATTGAGGATGAAGTAATCAAAGCAGAAGCTGCAACAGAACATCAATACGAAGAGGCGGTTATATTGGTAGATGACTTTAAAGATATTATTGGTGAGGTAGATAAGATTAGTGGAATGAAACACGATGTATCTTATATGGATGGTCATATTGACAAGATTGAGGAATATCTACAGGAAGATATGGGATATGATGTTAGTACAATCACAGGATATGTTGACCAAGGTATTAGAAAGAAAAAGAAGAAAAGAAGTAACTATGAGTCATATACTGACTATCCTGATAGTGTAAAGAACAACGCTAAAGCTGTACTTAAGTATGTAGAAGAAAATGGATGGGGTTCTTGTGGAACTGATGTGGGTAAACAACGTGCTAATCAATTAGCTAATGGTGAACCAATCTCAGAGGACACGATACGTAGGATGTACTCTTATCTATCAAGACACGAAGTGGACCTACAATCAAGTAAATCTTATGATGATGGTTGTGGTAAGTTGATGTATGATAGTTGGGGAGGTAAATCAGCACTTAGTTGGGCTGAGAGTAAAATCAATTCTATTGACAGAGAGAAAATGTCAAAACAGAACTTCCAAACTGATGAAGAAAAACGTATTGTGGTTGGTCCCGCAATGGTTCCTGACCTTAAAATCTATAGAAAAGATAAGAAAGGTAACCCATACTATGTTACATTCAAAGAGGACACAATCAAGATGATTGCTGACAAGTATATGAGAAACAAGTACATTGACAACAACGATACCGAACATAATGGTAAAGCTGCAGAAGATGTATATGTTTATGAAAGTTGGATTAAGGAAAGTCAGGAAGACAAATCAACCAAATATGGTTTTGGTGACTTACCAATTGGAACTTGGTTTGTTAGTATGAAAGTCCGTAATCCATTGATTTGGGAAAGAATAAAGAATAAGGAATTGAACGGATTTAGTGTATCTGGTTACTTTGAGGAGATAGAACAATTCTACAGAGAACAAGAATTTTTAAAAGAGGTTGCTAAAATTTTAAAAGATTTATAGTCTACACATAATAATTTATATTTCTATATATAAACAAATAAATAAAAACAAATAAATACGTATGTCAAATCCAAAAAACGCTATTAGTCAAATCAAAAATTTGATGAAACAATACGGTTTCTTGAATGACGAACCTACTTTGCAGTCTTTTAAATTAGAAGATAATACGATTGTTGAAACTTTAAAACTTAAAGCAGGTGAGAAAATCACCAAACTAAGTGATGAGTTTAACAGAGTTGCGTTAAAGTCAGGTTCTTATCGTCTTGTAGAAAACTTTGAAATTGAAGTTAAAGATGGTGAGATTATGTCAGTTAAGGAAATTTTCGTTGACGCTAAGTTAGTTGATGGTACTGCTATTAAAGTTGAAGGTGAAGAAGTTATTGAAGGTGCTGCTGTTAAAGTTGTAACTGAAGATGCTGAGGTTCCTGCACCAGATGGAGTACACGAATTAGAAGGCGGAATGAAAGTTGAGACCAAAGATGGTATCATCGTTAAGATTGAAGAAAAAGTTTCTGAGGAAATGGAAGAAGTAGAAGTTCCTGTTGAAGTACCTGCTGAAGTTGCACCTGTTGCACAAGAAGTGGTTGAAGCAATAGTTGAAGCTTTAGTTCCATTAATGGACGAAGTTAAAGTCCTTGTCGAAGAAATGAAAAAAATGAAAGACGGTATGAAGAAAATGGAAAATGATTTTTCTTCATTCAAGAAACAACCAGCAGGAAAGAAAATTGCTGATGGTAAAACAGATTTTAATAAAGAAGAAAAAATTGACTCTGTAGATGCAAGAATTGCTTCTATTATGAGTATGAGAAAAAAATAAAAACATTAAAAAAAATAAAACAAAAATTATGAAAACTTATTCAAAAGAAGATTTTGCATATGTAGTGTCAAGTATCACTGGTTTTACAGACCAAACATCAACTGAGTTGATGATGAAAGCCCTTGTAGGTGGAACTACTGCAAAAAACAGTAATGTGAAACTTGGTATCAAAGGTACACAACAAATTCAAATTTTAGACTCAACTCCAGCATTCCAAGCGGGTGCTTGTGGATGGTCTCCAAGTGGTACAACCACTTTCTCACAAATCTCTTTGACTGTATGTCCTGAGAGAATTAACGAAAACTTATGTCCTGACGCATTGTACAGCACATATCAATCATTACTTTTACAAAAAGGTGAAACTGAAGAAGTAGTACCTTTTGAAGTACAAATCGCTGATTTGAAAGTAAAACAAATTCAACAAAGAATTGAACAAAAATTATGGCAAGCAACTACCGCAGGTGGTGATTGTTTCCAAGGTTTCAAAGCATTGTTAGTTTCAGGTGCAACTGGTACAGCAATATCTGCTACACCAACTGCATTCTCTGCAGCGGCATCTTATGGTACTGACGGTAACCCAATTACAGAAGTTGATAAATTAATCTCTGCTTTAGATGACAACGCACAAGCTTTAGAAAATTTAGTTTGTTATATGTCTTATTCTAACTACAGATTATACGTTCAAGCGTTAACTAAAGCTAACTTCTTCCAAAACTACATCGGTTCTTCTGTTGTAATTGGTGGTGAGGCTAACTCATTCGCAGTACATCCAAACTCAACTGTAAAGGTATATCCAACTATCGGTCTTAACGGTTCTGGTAGAGTTGTAGTAGGACCAGCTGACTACTTCGTAGTAGGTTTTGACTTATTGTCTGACCACGAGAAATTAGATATGTGGTGGTCTCGTGATAACGATGAAATTCGTATCAGAGGTAACTACAACTACGGTGCAGCTTTAGTTCGTTTCGCAGGTGTAAACTACTTCGCAACAAACAACATCGCGTAATTCATCTAAATAGAAAAAAAACAGGGAGGTGAAAGTCCTCCCAATTTTAAAAAATAAAAAAGAAAAATTAATAAATATAAATTATGAGTTGCTATATTTCAGAAGGAGTTAGTTTAAACCAATGTTCTGATAGTATTGGTGGTATCCAGAAAGTTTATATCGCTGGTGGAACAGGTACAACCCTTGGTGGTGTAACTGGTTTTACATATAATGTGGATGATTCTATCACAGGTGCTACTTCTGCTTCAGGTACTATATTCTATGGTTTTGAACTTAAAAGAGGTACTTCACAACTTACTCAAAATATCCAAAAATCATTTGAGAATGGTACTGTGTTCTTTGAACAAGTATTAGAAATGGTATTGTTTAAATACGATGCTGATAAGAGATTGATTATTGAGAATTTGGCTCAAAAAGATAACTTACAAGTTATCGCTATTGACCAAAATGGTACACAGTATATGTTGGGTCAAGTAAGAGGTATGTACGTATCTGCAGGAGCTTTAACTTCAGGTTTGGCTTTAGGAGACAGAAACGGAATGAATTTCACACTAACAGGACAAGAACCCGTTCCAAGTAGAGTTATTACTGGAACTTTGGCTACTGTGTTCTCAGGTGCATCATTCGTTGGATAATTAATTTGGGTGGTAAATCCTCCAATTATATACATATATCCTGATAAAAGAGGGTCTTCGGACCCTTTTTTTTATAATATACCCTTTCACTTTCATTTTTTTTATATTTATAGATATACAGTCATTAATATGCTTATATTAAACAAAGGTCAACAAAACGAATTGGTATTAAACATTAATAACAATTCAAGAACAGACTTTTCAGGTTATACTTTAACATTCACACACGTTGTATCACAGGAAGTAAAATCCTATACGATTAGTACATCTAATCCTGCACAATATGGTGAGAATGATAGGTATTGTGAGATAGTCTTAAATCTACAAACACCAGGTCAAGATTTAAATTACTTGGGACAATACAACCTTCAAATATTTGGTAATGGTACAAACCTCGTTTATACGGGTATGGCACAATTAAATGGTAGTCAAGAAGCTAATCCATTTACAGAATATGTTTCACCAAATGAAGATAATGAAAACTACATCTACATACAAGATTAATTATGAGTGAAGAAAAGAAAAAATATCAATTATCAAAAATTGAATTTAGACAAGAACCAATATTACCAAGATTTTCTGAAGTATTTCAGAGAGTACCTTGGGTATATTATGGTGACAATAATTTGATGCCACAATATCTAATTTCAAGATATAATAATTGTAGTATCCACAAATCAATTGTAACAAGTAAGGTAAACCAAATTATGGGTGATGGAATTGTATCCATCAATAACCCTATGGCTTCTGTAAACCTAATCAACAAGAAAGAAAATGTTGAAGAGGTTATGAAGAAATGTGCATTGGACCTTGTTTTATTTGGGGGGTATGCAATCAACGTGATATGGAGTAGAGACAGAGAAAGTATTGCTGAAATATATCACATAGACTTTAGTAGAGTTAGAGTCGGTAAAATTAATCCTGAAACAGATGAAATTGAAAAATATTATTATAGTGCTGATTGGACAAATATTAAAAAACATCCCGTTGAAGAATATGATGCTTTCAATCAAGAAGATGGTGAACCATCTCAAATCCTTTATTACAAACAATACCAACCAAGTAATAGCTATTATCCTAATCCAGATTATAGCGGTGCTTTGGCTGCTATCGAAATTGATGTAAACATCAAAGAATTTCACTCAAACAATTTAAAGAATGGTATGTTACCATCTCTATTTATATCAATGAATAATGGTATCCCTGCTGATGAAGAACAAAGACTTATCACACGTGCATTGGAAGAACAATATTCTTCTGTAAACAATGCGGGAAGACCTATTATATCATTCAACGAAAGTAAGGAGTTAGCTCCTGAAATTACACAGATTGCACCATCATCAAACGATGGGTATTATCAAGCAATATACGATGACATTATTAGAACCATTTTAAGTGGTCATAGAATCTCATCTGGTGAATTGTTTGGTATCAGTACATCGGGTAAGTTAGGTACACGTAATGAGATTGTGGACCACTCAGAATATATTCGTAAGATGGTGATTATGCCGTATCAACACGAACTATTACCAACATTCAACAAATTGGTAAGTCTTAAATCACAAAAACCAACAACATTTGAAATTAAACCTTTATCAATTTATGAAGTAGGTGATGTTGTTGAACAGCCTGTTGTTGAAAATAAACCAGAACAACCAACACAAGTATTATAATATGGGAGTACTCTTAATATCAGAAACGAAACTAAAACAATTCACTAACATATCGAAAAATTTAGATATGGATGTATTACGTGCAGAAATACAAATTGCACAAGATACAGAACTACAACCACTATTAGGTACAAAGTTTTATGAACATCTATTAGACCAAGTATCTTCTACAGGTAATACATTTAATTCTGATGAACTTACTTTGGTAAATGATTATATTGCACCATTTTTAGTTCAGGTTTCATATTTCAATGCTATTCCTCACCTCCATTATAGAACGGCTAATAGGTCAATAGTAGAAGGACAGATGGAGTCCGCATCACCTGTGGACTTAGAAACGATGAAATATTTAAGAACGGTGCAAAAACAACGTTCTGATTTTTATAAGATGAGACTACAGGATTATCTAATCACAGGACGTGGTCAAAATCTATTCCCTGATTATCTATCTACATCTACAATTGATGGTATGATACCTGACAAATCAGCAAAATACAATAACCCAATTGTTCTAAATCACACAAGCCGTTACGGATATGCATATAGAGGACACGGTGGAAATGGTATGTTTGGTAACTTACCATCATATAGTGAAATAGAATCATCAAATCCTGATTGCTACGATTGCTATTAATATGAACGAAACTATAATATTACTTATTTCAAATTCTTTAACTGCAATAGCTGGTTGGGCCGTTGGTAGAAGAAGAAGTAACGCAGAAACTGACAATCAAGTACTGCGTAATTTAGAATTATCTATTGGTCTTTATAAGAACATAATAGATGACTTAAAACAAGAGATACACGAACTAAATAATAAAATTCAACAACTTGAAAAGAAAGTTGAAATGTTGATGGATGAGAATAGAAATTTAAAAAAGAAAAACGGATTATGATATTGGAATTATCTAGACCCAACGAACAAG